GCACCACGGGCACTCCACCAGGTCGTAGGTGATCCTCGGGTGCTCGTTGCTGCAGGTAGGCATGGGCGCTCCTTTGGGCAGGCTACACCGGGTGCAGGAGCCCGACTAGTCCTCCAGAATCGGGGTCACGTCGAAGCCGCCGCCGTTGGTGTTGTCGGTCGCATTGAGCACGCGCAGGATCAGGCCACAGTTGGCGCGCATCCCGCGCGGCTCGTGCCATCTCTCCGTGACCGTGTTCTTGGCGCTCGGCGCAGACAGGTCGTTGGCGATCGGGTGGAAGCGCGGATCGTCTCGCTGGATCAGAGTCAGCGTCTCTGTCCCGGGGGCGTTCGCCGTGTGGTCCCAGCGCAGGCCGGTGTTCGGCGCCCCGAACTGCGACGTCTCCCGCTCGGTCGTGATGACGTTCCCGGCGACGATGGTGACCCGCAGGATCTCACCGGCCGGCTTGTAGGTCGAGTAGATCCAGACCAGATCGAACCGCTCGAAGAGCGTCCCATCAGCCACCGTCAGGACGTTCTCCCCCTCGTCCCAAGCGAGTCCGCCATTCTTCGCGCTGGTGTACCTTGGGCATGCCGACCACGCCTGCCACCGGAAGATCTTGTTGGCGGTGTTGAGGAAGAAGTTTAGGCCGATCCACTTCCACCCTGCGGCGATGGCTGACTGTGCGATCAGCGCGACCGGCTCGCCCGGATACCACTGGGTAGACGCTGGGCCGTTCGTCTCGTCGGCCGCGTCCGTCGTGACCGCGATCGGCGCCGCAACGCCTCCCTCCCAGTCTGGCACCGGCCAGGTGTGCTCGTGGTGCTCGACTGGGAGGGAGGCCGAGAAGTTGGACCAGTCGTTCCACTCGCCGCCATCGACTGGCTTCCCGTCCTCGCCGCCGCTGACGCAGCCCCGGATCAGACAGTTGTCGACGCCGTTGGCGATCTCGTAGCCTGCCGTCTCGTTGCTGGTAGACGTGCAGTCCACGAGCTGGGTCCGGTCACCGCCGCTGAGGTAGTACCCACGGGATGCGCCGGATCCGATCGAGTTGCAGCGGTTGAGCTTGTTGCCGATGCCGGTGATGTCGAAGCCTGAGACCGTTGAGAACCCCGTGTAACAGTCCCAGAGTTGATTTCCCATACCAGCGACATCGAAGGCCGTGGACGCCGTCGGACCGATCTGAGCACCATAGACACGGTTCCATGAGCCTGTGATGCACAGCCCGACTTGCCCATCCTGCGGGATCCTAAGGTCGATGATGTCGCAGTTGTCGGCCGACACCGTAAGCACCGGGGCAGGTGGCAAGCTCAACAAGCTGGCGCCCGGATCGAAGACGACCGTCATCCCGTCGATCGTGCCGCCAGTCCCGAGATCAAGGCCTGTCTCCGTGTAGACGCCGAACCCGACAACAGTTGCGTCGCCGGAGACCATCGCGACGATCGCCTTCCCGATCGTCGCGAACGGTGCGGCGGCGGTGCCGGCGTTTGAGTCTGAGCCGGTGCCGGCTGAGACGTAGTAGGTCGTGCCGAGCCCTGAGCCTGCCTCCAGCGCTGCAACCCTGCCAGCCAGTAGGAAGTCACCGCGGGCCCATGGCCGCCGTGGATTGGGACCAGCCATCAGTTCGCCCCGGCCTGCTGCACGGGTCTATAATGGACACGGAGTGCCCACATGAAGACCTCAGCCACCCTGTTCGCCATCATCCTGATCACCGCCTGCGTCGTTGCCGATCCCGAGCCGGTGGACGTGGAAGACGTGCCGACCGTCGAGGACGGCGACCCGCTGGCTTGCATCGTCATCACCCCGACAGACGCGATCGACGGACCGTCGGAGATCGTGCTCGTGAATGAGTGCGCCTCCCCCGTCCAGTGCTCCATCCTGGGCGGCGGCCTGAGCTGGTCCGAGAGCATCGACCCGGATGGGTCGTGGACGTCTCCAGCCGTCTGCGGAGACTTCGCCGTGGATTGCGGTGGCGCGGTGATGGCAGTGTCCATCGCCTGCACGGCCTAGTAGTTCTCGACGTCGAGCAGCAGCGCGGCCCAGTAGCCGGCCAGCCCGAGCGTAGCTCCTGTCGCCTTCGACCCGGACAGGAAGAACGTGTCATCGAGGTCCGCGGTGTTCCCGCCGTTGCCGCCGTGGTTGGCCGCCAGCAGGTTGTCGAACACCCCAGCAACGCTCAGGTCGAGCCCGTCCATGAGCGTGTCTGTGGAGCCGCCTCCCGCCCCACATCCGAAGTCTGCGGTGCACGCGGCGGTCGTCGGAGTCTGGAGGTCCACGATCAGCCGGATACACTTGAGATCCTTGCCGACCACACGAGCGTTCTCGTAGGAGAGGATGCCCTGAGCCGCGTCGGACGCGGTCAGCGATCCGCCGATCCATCGACCCTGCGGATACGACACCTTCGCCGGGCTGATCCCTTCGTCCTTGACCTCCAGCTTCTTCGTGGAGGCGTTGAGCCCGATGCTCGACTGGTCCGTGGCCGCGTCCTTCATGGAGCCGGCGGTCACGGCCTGGTTGAGGATCGTCCCGGTGGCCGTGTCGACCTGGAATGCTCCGGCTTCGAGTCGGTCAGAACGTGCCATCGTCAGTCTCCAGTGTGCGCGGAGCCTACGCCCGCGTCGTCAGCCCCGGACGGTGCAGCCCTGGACCCCTCGAAGAAGAGGTTGTGATACGTGGTCAGGGTGACGGCCTGCGTCGCCCAGTCAACGGTCTTGCGCCGGATGTGGCCCACCCCTGGGCCTGCGTACGTCCCTGGCGCGATCGCCCCGTCAGGGACGAGCCCCGCGATGTCGTACTCGACCGTGTCGCCGAGGTGCATCCCCATTCCACGAGGCCCGATCGTCACCTCGACCACCACCTGACGCTGAGAGCGGGTCGCGCCGGCCAGGTCTACGGCCTCATTCCAGCCGTGGGCGTCAAGCTCCGGCAACTCGTAGGTCGGGATCCACCACTTGAGCGACTCCTTGGCGGACCGGACCGCACCAAGTTGCGTCTCCTCGAACGTGTCGGTGTGCGTCCCGCTGTAGTCCATCGTCGGCGCAAGGTCGTCGGTGTCGTCTCCACCGGCAACGGATGTCGGCTCAGCCAGGAACTCGGGACTGTCGACGGTCAGCGCAGTCAGGTAGATCCCGTCCGGGTCGGACAGCCTCACCCAGTCCCTCATCCTGCCGCCGTGACCGGTCAGCAGGTCCGAGTCCCGGATGACGTGGTCCGCGTCCGGCTGCACCGGGTTCGGCCGCCTGCGGAGCGGGAACAGCGACAGATCAGCGCCGTCCGGCTTCTGGACGAGGTCAGCCTGGACCAGAAATAGGAGTTCGCCCAGCGCATCCCGCATGGTCGGCGGCCTGTCAACGATCTCCGGGTGGACGGCGCAGCCCATGTGCCGGTACTGGTCGGTCCCATAGATCGGCCCGAGCGGGGCGGTGGACGCGAAGGTGCTGAGAGCAGCCGTCCCCCACGCAGCCGAATAGCCGGCCATGTCGAAGATCTGCTCCAAGATCTCGTCGTCCCGCCACTCGGCCGCGGTCCCGTGGGCCAGGAGCTGGATCGAGTCTCCGGCGCAGTGCGAGTCTGCAGGCCCTGTCTCGTAGGCGCTCCCGGGGCCGGAGACCCGGGCGACCACGCGGGGGAACGGCTCAGACCACCAGTCCGACACGACGGCAGTAGTCGCAGCGATCCGCACATTCGTACCGATCGGACCGCGGGCTACGTCGTAGTTGTTGAACGACAGGGTGACCGAGCTGTCGACCCGCCGCTGGATCTGGCTGTTGTCCGGGTCCTCATACGCCAGTTCGTGGACGTAGCAATTGAACTGCGGAGAGACGTGTATGAACTGGTAGATGGTCACACCGGTCGTCTGGCGGCCGTAGAAGTAGCACTCCTTCCAGATCTGCCGCTGAGGCCACGTCGCGCCAGCGCCCTTCGCAGGCCCCCACACGAGCCCGAGGAACCGCCCCCACTTCGACGGAGAGAGCCTGTAGTCGTTCGGATGCCACGTGTGCGACGTGCCGTAGGAACCGACTGTGACGTCCGAGTCGTGCGACCACTCCGGGGGGCTCTCGTCTCCGGCTGGGATCTCCTCCAGCGGAAGGTCTGCGTTCACCGCCACGATCCCCGCCGTGATCGACAGGCCGAAGCCGTCCAGCCCGATCTCTTTCGGCTCGCTGTCTACGTGCCCGGTCCACAGCGGTACCGGGATGTCGCTGGTCTGCCGTCCGGTGACAGGGTTGATCGACGCCGTCCACGCTCGGCACCGCCCGCCCTCCCACCGGAGATGTTGGGCAGCCTCCAGCAGGAGCATGTTCGAGACCACAGACGACCCGTAGGCCCTCGACCTGTCGTCCTTCCCGCCGCAGCGCACGAAGATGCTCATCTGCGACACCACCTGCACGTGGTTGTCAAGCCCACCGATGTCCTCATCGGTCTCGATCTCTGTGATCCGCGGCTCCCATGCGTACGTCAACGGGCCGACAATCCCAGGAGCGATCCGAGCCCAGAAGCCGCTCGTGGTCCGCGTCTGGGGCCCGCACCACCGGAACGTGAACGAGCCAGCCTCGACCTCTATCAGGACGACCGTGACGGTGTCTGGGCTGAGGAGGTCGATGAAGCTCACCTGATCTGCTCCGCGACCATCTCAGAGGTGACCGAGCCGGACTCGGCACCCGAGTAGTCAGCCGACCCGGGCGGCAGGGGCAGCGAGCACCACAGGACGTTGCCGCGCGCGACCTCGTCGTCCACGTCGAAGCCCGAGACGCCGTCCGCCATGTTGTTGTAGTTGAGCATCACCAGCCGCCCCTTCGTCTTGCCCATGCGCGCGAGCGGGAGCAGGACGGAGCGGTACTCAGCGACGGGCCACTGGTCGATCCCGAGCGGCAGCCTCCAGAACTGAGCCAGCGGGACGGGGTAGTAGTTGTCCGGCCCGATCGCCTCGGCCATGTCGGCCAGCTCGTGGCCTTCGATCTCGGTCACCGTCTGCGTCGTCGGCTGCTCCGCTTCGAAGGCCATCGCCAGCCCGACAAGCCTCTTCGGCTTCGCGTCCCCGCTCCCGCTCCAGTGCCTCCAGGACAGCATCCAGTACCGCTGATCTGCCGTCGTGAATGCGAGCTGCAGGGTGTTCTCTGGGGACGTCGTCTCGCTCGGGCGGTCACTCGGGGTGTGCTCGACTGATGCGGTCGCCCCGATGAACCCCGCCCGCGTCGGGATAGAAGTCGCGTCGGCGGAGTAGACCTTGACGTCGCTCTTGACTCCGGTGACCGAGAAGTCGGTGTCGTCGTCGCCGTCGAGCTGGAGGAGCACGACGTCGGGGTCGATTGTCTTGCCGCTGCCGGCGTCCCATCGGATCCACGAGTGAGTAGAGACGCGGTCGAACAGGCCCTGGTAGCCGGGCTGTCCGGCATAGACGGCGTCGGCGATGCTGGCGCCCGGGTAGGCAGCGAAGCCGATCTCCCCGAGGATGGAGGCGTCGGCGTGAGATCCCGATGTTCCCAAGATGTCGAAGGCCGTGGATCGCTCAATCGAGAATCGGCGTCCTTCGCCTGTCCGCTTGACATCGAAGGTGGCGTCGCCAGTGAAGGCGCGCACCACGACGCCGACGTGGTTCGCCAGCTCCAGCCCGTCGTAGGTGTGCGGGCTGAACGGGATGCTCACCTCCCCCGCGCCGAGGTCGAGGTCGAGCCACGCGAAGTCGGGGTCGATGTCGAAGGACCCGCCCTTCACGTCGCCATCGAGTCCGATCGGGCCGAAGACGCGACGCGGCCACTTCGTCTCGACATTGTCCGCGGGGAAACTGACGGACTCCAGGCTGTGCGAGTCGATCAGATCGTCCAGCAGGTTGGTCCGCCCGAAGGCCACGCGGTTGACCATCAGATGCCCCTCCCTGCCCGAATGCGATTTTGGTACGGGCGCCCGCGCTCGGCGCTCTCCACCAGGTGCTCGTCGACCACCCAGCCGAGCTGGTGGCGTCCGCGGCGGTCGAGGTAGATCGGCCGGTTGTTGACGACCCTGGTACCGCCGCCGCCGCTTCCACCCTGCATCTGCCTGCGCTGGAGCGCGAGCATGCGGCTGATCTCAGCGGTGCCGGTCCTGTCGATCACAGCCTCGCCCGACTGAACGATCGCGGTCGTGTAGCCGGACCCCGAGGTCGCCCGGCGGACCATCTCGGGCGTGAGCCCGGAGTCGGCCACGGCTCCCGCGATCGTGGTGGCCGCGATTCCCGCGATCTGAAGACCACCAGTCACGCCGGCCGCGATCATCGCCGGAATGCTCTGGGGGTAGCCGAGCGCGTTGGCGGCGGCGATGGCCCTGAACATGTCGACGGTCGCGATGGCCAGGGCGAGGGCCTGCTGGATCCCGAAGACGGTCTTCGCAGCCTCCGCGGCCTCCTTGCTGTTCTCGCCGTGCATCGTCGCGACGGCGTCGCCGACCAGCCCCGCGAAGGTGGAGACTGAGCCGAGCGCACCTTGCACGCCGGACAAGCTGTCCTCATAGAGCCGCGCGTGGTCTTCTGCCGTCCCCCACGCGAGCGCCGACTTCTCAGCCATCTCGAGAGATGCTTGCCCGAGCGCGTCCATCTCCTCGCGGAGGAACTGGATCCGCTCGTAATACTGGTCCGCCGTGATGATGTCCGAGTCGAGCGCCGCGTCGAGCAGCTCCATGTTGTCGGAGAACCTGAGCGCTGCAGCAGCCCCCTCGTCGAGCCCGAGGAACCTCACGCCAGCCTCGAGCCGTGCGAGGGATGCCTCGGTCTCTGCGGCAGCGTCAGCCACTCCCAGCAGGCTGCCAGCCGCGTCGTCAGCCCGACCGCTGAACTTGGGCATGTCGACAGAGGCAGCCGACCTGATGCTGGCGAGCAGCGAGTCGAAGGCGGCAAGCGCCTCTTCATCGGCCGATGCGAAATCTGCGGTTGCCTTATCTCTGGCCGTAGAGACTACGTCGATTTCATCCGAAAGCGCTTTCATGACCTTGAGGCTCGATGCCACAACAGAGTCGTCTGTGATCCCGACCACAGTCCCCCAGTACTGCCACCCTGTGGCCATCCCGCGGAATCCAAGCTCCGCCAACTTCGCCAACCTAGTCGTTTCCAGAATGGTCGAATGGAAGCCTGTAAGCGCCTTCTTGCTTTGAGACGTCGCAGTGAACACAGCAGGCAGGATCTGCTCCATGAAGGCCGTGTGGACGATGTCGCCGAGCGTCTCAGCGTCGTCGCCAGTGTCCCGGAATCCGACAGCCAGATCGGCGAGGAAGTCGGCGACGCCCGCGAGGACCGGCATCAGCGGAACCAGCGCCTCCCTCTTGAGCGCGTCCACGGAGCGACGGAGCAACAAGATCGAGTCCTGGAGCTGCTCGGCGCTCAAGCCAGCTGCGGCGGAGACCACGCCGGTGCGCTCGATGTCCTCGGCGGCCGAGCGAATCGCGTCGCCGCCCTCGCGCAGAGCTCCAACAACGCCACGGCCCGCCCGGCCGAAGATGTCCATCGCGACCTGAGATTGCTCCGCGTCATCGCGCAGGGTGCCGAACCGGTCGCCAACGGTGGCCAGCGTCTCAGCCAGCGTCATCCCGGAGAGGTCTTCAACGGTCAGGTTCAGCTTCTCGAGTGCGTCCTTCGCCTCGCCGGTGCCGTCGCGCGCGTCGGCGAGGTTGCGCTGGAGGTCCTGGAATGCACGGCCAGCCCGGACAGACCCGCTCGTCATCAGGTCGAGCACACCCTGAGCGGTGTCCAGCTCCTCGATCGCCGCTCCGACCTGCCGAGCTTCCTTCGCGACCTGGTTGAGATCTGAGCTGAGGGTGACCGCGGACTTCGCGATACCGACGATCGCAGCGGTCACGGCAACGCCGGCCGTCGCCATGACCGCGAACCCGACCTTGGCGATCTTGCTCGCGGCAGCGTCCAGCCCGCTCAACGACTTCGCGGTGGAGTCGATCTCCTTCTTCGCGCTCTTCGCTGTGGCGCCGATGACCATCTTGAGGACGTCAGCCACGGCCCCGCGCCCCCTTCATCGCCGCCAGCCGAGCCGCTCGGCTCTTGGCTTCTTCCCGATCCTTCATCGCGAGGATCTCGATCTCATGGTCGAGGATCTGGCAGGCCTTCAACACGCGAGGGTCCGCCGTCTCCAGATCGCTCACCGGAGACAGCCCGGTCACCCTCGCCGAGTGCCACACCGCCATCGCCGTACGCATCCACGGCTCAGCGGCTCGCTCCGGGCACGTGTGCAGCCGTCGGCGTTCAGCATGCTCCTCGGCCGGTGGAGCCGCAGGCCAGCGCACGGGCGTGCTGAACCGCGGCTTGCCCGCGTGCTTGTGCCCCTTGGGGTAGGGGTCGCCCGTGATCCCGCGCACGCCTTCGCACATGGCCCACAGCCGGCAGCCGTCGCACCCGGCAGCCTTGCGGGCCGACAGTGCCTTCTTGTCCAGCAGTGGCTCGGGCGCGGCCTGGACGTGGAGGAGCGCCCTTAGGATTTTTCCTGATCGGCGGTGACCTCCGCCTCGGCGAGCATGTGCTTGACCAGCGCCTTCGCCGGGGCCTCCATATCGACCAGTGCGCGGATCGCATCCTCGGTCGACAGCGACTCCGAGCCCATAGTCAGCCCCTCCACGGAGTGGACGAGATCCAGCAGGAGATCGAGCCAGAGCGCGCTCGCCGACTGCAGCTGGCCTGAGAGCCCTGCCAGCTTCTCGGCGATCGCCTCGGAGGACACCTCCGCTTCGTCGTCTTCCGCAGTGGCCCCTGGCCTCATGGCCTGCAGGTCGTTCTCGAGCAGTCGAAGCCGCCACGCCCCCGTGACAGGACGGTAGCGAACCACAGCCGGGTCGCCTCCGTCCTCGTCCCGCAGCTCGTAGCGTCGCAGATTCCATCGCTTCAGATCCATGTGTGGGCGCTCCTGTGGTGGTCGTCCTACGCGACCATGATGTAGATCTCATCCTCGCCGGCAGACGTGCCCTCGGCCTCGCCTCCCATCGCGATCTGAACCTCGTCCTCGCCGCGGGCGTAGTCGGCGAAGTCCAGCCGAACCGTCGGGCACTCGAAGGCGATGATCGCGCCGCTCGACCCGCCCTGCTGCGCGAAGAACTGGATCGCGGTCCGGTTCGTGGCCTCCTGCATCCTGACACCGGCCTCGTCGTAGAAGGACGAGCCGTTCCCAGAAGGCTTGATCGACCGCATCCCGAGGACGTAGCCACTGAACGCCCACTTGTCGCCGTGCTGCCCCTCGCGGGGTACCACGCCCATCTCGCAGGCCAGCGACACCTCACCGAGCTGCATGTCGTCACCGTTGAGGATGATCTGCCCGCTGGTGGCCGGTGCAGGGGTCCCGGCGTAGGTGCCGGTCGGAACGGCCGGGAACACCTCGGCGTCCTCCAGGTGCGCGGCAGCAGCGCCGCCGTGGGCGTAGACGCCGCGGGTGTCAGATGTCCAGTTGTTGCCGGACACCGCGATGATCTTCAGCACCTCGGTTCCGACCTCGAAGTAGAAGGGGTTCGTGGCGCTGGCGTCTGCCGGGCACGCCGTGCCGTCGTCGACCGGGATCGTCGTGACCGCGTCGTTGATGCCGGCGGAGAGCGCCGTGCTGTAGAGCAGGTTCCGCTCGCGGGCCGGGCCACTGGCGGTGATCTTCGCCGCGCCGGTACCACCCATCGAGAGGTTGAGCGTGTCGATCACCCAGCCGACGAAGCGCTCCATGCTCCGGTTGTTGCCGGCCCAGCCGGTCAGCGCGTCCTGGTCGTCGGCGCGGGCGTCCTTCGGGTAGGCAGTGATCCCGAAGCTGACGATCGTCGTCGCCACCGGGGCGGACGACAGCGCGGGGGTGACCGTGATCGTGTTCGGAGCCCCCGCGGCGTCCACCGCTGTGATCCTGCGGAGCTCTCCGCTGATCTCAGCGCAACCCTTGACCGTGATCCCGGCCGCGGTCGTCAGGGCGATCACCGTCGTCGTCGAGGTAACGCCAGTGACGGTCGTTGCCGCCGGTCCCGTCTGCTGCTGCCACCCGCCGTACAGCAGGAGGTCCCACCAGTCCGGCGCCGTGCCCACCGTCGTCATGTAGGCGTAGCACTCCAGCGCCAGCGACGCCTCGCGCTTCTCGCTGATCACGCCCTGCTTGGTCGACGTGTCCCGCTTGTCCTCGTAGAACGAGAAGGCGGCCGGGCCACTCGTGGTCACGCCGGGGAGCGCCCGCACGGCGTCCGCAGCGACCGGATAGTCCGTGGCCGGGGTGTCGAGCGCGTTCGCCGCCTGGCCGTCGATGAAGACTGCGAGGGCTGTCCCTACGTCTACGTTGGGTCCGGGCATATCACCAAGCCTCTTCCATCCGCACCGTGAGGCGCGTCAGTACGATCCAGTTGGGATCAGTCGGGTCTTCGAGCGGTCCGCGGTCTTGCGAGTCGATGGAACAGCGGATCACGCGCCCCTTGGCGTCGCCGGTCCCGCCGTTGTTCAGAGTCCAGCCCTGAGATCCCATCGGCAACCGGCGGAAGAACAGCGCCCGGATCACGTCCGTGTACCGCGCAGCGGCGACCGCAGCGTCAGTCTCATCGCCTGAGATCTGAGCCGCGAGCATGAACAGCACCAGGTCGAACCGGTGGTTGACCATGCGGGCGTTCGTGCCCTCGTCCTCACCCTCACAGCCGTCCCAGACGATCGCCATGTTCGGGTAGGACGTGGCCTGAGACCCGCGGTCGTACAGCGTCTCGAAGGACGCCACGTCGGGCAGCTCAGTCTCGTCGATGCTCTTCTCGGTCCGGTACGTCTCCAGCAGGTCGTTGAGCCGGAGGGCCCCAGAAACTCCGTCCTCAAGGAACTCGCGGAGTGCCTCAGCCGCTGCCTCCTCGCCGTAGACGATGGACATCAGCGAGTCTCCGTGTTGCGGATGCGCCGGATCGTCGCGTCAGCGGCAGATGTCGGGAAGCCGGTCGCGATCTTGCGGGCCCGGACGGCGTGAGCACCGATCAACTGGCGGGTCGCGTAGCCGAACGACGCCCTGCCGCGGGAGTCGAACGCCGTGGCCTTCGTGCCGAGCGGCGAGCCGTTGAAGCGGACCACGGCGCGCTTCTTGAGCTGGATCGTGCGGCCGAACAGGGCACTGGACACCGCGCGCCCAAGGTGGTGGTCCTCGGCGTAGGGGACTCCGCTTCCGACGCCCAACTCCATCGACGTCTTCGTGGTCCGTCGCAGGCTGCCAGCCCCACCGGTCGCCGCTGCTCGAAGCCGTCCGCTGAACTCGAGGGGGCGCGTGTGCCCTACCGCGGCGGCCTTGAACACCGGGTAGAGCTGTCGGCCCAGCCACGGAACCTTCGGCGTCCAGTTGGTAGGCCATGGATCGCCAGTCGAACGCCCGCCGGAGTCGAAGTGGCGGGTCTGGTGGCGGTTGAAGACGTGCCGGATGTCGGCGAACGCATCCCGGAAGTCGTCGATCACGTGCCCCCACTCCACGAGCCCGAGGGCCACCTTCTCCGCGGAGGGCTTCATCTGGAGGGAGATCGTGATCACGACGCGAGCCCCCGCACCGCCCGCCGACCGGGGGAGGAGCGCCCAAGCACCGCCAGCGACCGACGAGCGGGGAGGGAGATCGTGATCACAGGTCGTCCCTGCTCTCGGGCCACAAGCAGTTCTCGGAGTACGGCACGTCCCCGGTGCCAACGGTGAAGTCGAAGTCGGGATCGGCGTCGTCCACCTGGCGGGACTTGACGAACGGATTGGACCGACCGGCCTCCTCGGCAGCGCCTTCGCCGATCCACATCTCGCGATTGACCAGCAGGTCGGAGATCAGCTTGCGGCCGATGACCAGCAGTTCATCGGCGGTCGCCTTCGCGTCCTTGCCGATCGATCCCTTCGCCAGCAGGCACCCGCCAGACGTCAGGTAGGCCTCGATCCGCTTCGCCTGCTGAAGAGCCAGCCCGGTCAGTTCGGCGACGCCGTCGACCAGCCTGGCCCTACGAAACCCGATGGCCGTCTCGTTCGCGGCGTCAGCGTGGATCTCGTTCGCCGCCGTCAGCGTCGGAACCGTCGCCTTCGGAGTTGTGTCCGGCAGAACAGGAGCGTTTGCAGGCGTCCCGATCTGGGGCGCGTACCTGAGAGCCAGCGCTAGGGTCTGGTAGGCCACCGCCTAGAAGTCCCGCGCGTTGCCGTAGGTGACCGACATCTTGATCCCGTGCCCCGACGTGGCGGACGCCTGGATCGTCCAAAACGAACCGGCCTCCAGCAGGATGTCCAGCCCGCCTGTCGAATCCTGCGAGTCAGCGCCTGCAGCGTCGAGCGTGAACGACTCCTCGATGCGCTTCTTGCCGTCGGTCAGCGCCGAGTAGCCGCGGATCTTGAACGTCACCGACCCCGCGCCGGCGCTGCGGTCGGCGTGCACGACCTTGACCCGCTGCGAGCCGATCGCCACCCCATCCAGGAGCAGCGGCTTGCGGGGTGTCGACTCGGTGGTTCCTACGCCAGTGAAGGCGAGGTCATCCGCAATCTTCCACGGTCGGCTCATCTGCCACCTCCTGCGCCTTGGGCACGTCGGCCAGCACGACCGCCGCCTCGGCGACCACTGCCTTGCGACTGCCCACCAGCGACTCGGCGTTGTCCTGGTTGACGCGGATCAGCGTCCCGGGCTCGACCTCGTAGACCACCGTCCCGTCGGCCAGACGGAGGTCACCCTCCAGCCGACACAGCGTGCGAACGAGTGGCATCGGTCAGGACCCGATCTGCTTGATCCGCTCGCGGCAGAAGCGGGCGACGGTCGAGCGCTTCTTGCCGGCCGCCTCGGCGTCCCGCACCGCCTCCACCTTCGCCGCCGTAGCGAGCGAGGCGAGGAGCTGGGGGATGACCTTCACCGGCACGCCGGCGATCGACTCCGGGTCACCGGGCGACCACTCTGGGTGCACAAACGTGCGCTCGACAGCCTCGCCCTTCGTCGGGGGCGGAGCATCGGCGCGCAGTTCGACCCGGGTGAACAGCTTGTCCTTGAGACCTGCGGCGATGTAGGCGTCGGACAGACCCGAGGGGGCCTGCGTGCCGGCGCGGTAGCGCTTGTGATCTCGCCGGAGAATCCGGCCGGGGGCGATGACAAGGGTGGTGGGCATGGGCGCTCCTTGGTGGTGGGCTACGGGACGGTCCGCGCGGTCCAGGTGGTGCCGCCGTCGGTGGTCGTGAAGATGGACGTCGAGTCGCTCCCGTCGTCCTGGAAGTAGTGGGCGACCGTCGCGCCGTAGGCGTACGTGGACCCAGACGGAGCCCCCGAGCCGGTCGACAGGACGACGTTCCCCAGCTTGATGAACTTCCGTACTCCGAGCTTGGTGAGCAGTGGCGCAAGGGCCATGTCGGGTCCCTCCTGTCGCTACGCGACGACGGTGCTGTAGAGGTAGCCCAGCGCCACGGTCGGCGCGGAGAGCTGGTCATCGCGCACCATGTCGATCTGCTCGACGTAGCCGCCCGGGTGATCCCAGGTTCGGACCTCGCCGTCCCGGGAGCCGCGCAGGCGCCACCGCTGCAGGCAGCTCTGGGGGGTCATCGCCTGGGGCGACGTCCGCAGCTTGCAGAAGAGGGCGAACTTGCCCCAGATCTTGGCGACGGTCGCCGTCTGCCCCTCGACCGCGGTGTTCGACCGCATCTTGCCGACCACGTAGTTGTCGACGTCCAGCGCCTCGGCGATCTGGGCGTCCTTGATCAGGCCGACCGTGTTCAGCGTCCTCGAGCTGTACTCCAGCACCGCGGGGTGCTGGCGGAGCTTCCGGTGCACGGCCTGACCGACCACACAGGTGTTCGGCTCCTCGCCGGTGGCGTCCTCGATGGAGTCCGCCGCGTCCTGTCCGTCGCTGACGGGGTCGGATGCGTCGTCGCTCCACTGGTCGGGGCCTGTCAGGGCCTCGGTTCGGCCGGTGAAGACGGCGGTCGAGAAGGCGATGGCCTCGGCCAGCCGCTCCCGATAGACGGCGTACTCGCGCACGAGGATCGCCGTGTGGACCACCCGCGTGTCGATGCCGTTCCTCAAGAGGGCCTGCTGGGTGCGCTTCGTGACCTTCGTCCCGAGGGCGCACTGCTCGACGTTCCAGCCGTCGATCTGGCTCATCGCGACGTCGATCGTCATCGGCTCCGTCTGGCCGTCCACCATGATCAGGCGGTTGCCGGGCGACTGCGACGCGAAGCCGCCGGACACGTTGATGAACTTGCCGGTGAGCGTCGGGACGTCCACCACGGGGAAGATCTGGTCGACGATCGCCGAGCCGGGATCCGAGCCGAGCAGTCGCGCGTAGTCGTCCAGGAGGACGTCGAGGCGCGCGGAGTTGACCGAGGTGCTCATGTCGTCTCCAGGTAGCTCGGGGACCAGGTGAAGATACCGAGGTCGCCGTCAGCGTGCGTCTCCATCGCCTGACCGAACGTCCAGTTGCCGTCGGTCGCCAGGACAGCCTCGCCGTTGGCGTCGGACATGGCCGGCTGTCCGGCGGTGATGATGCCGCCGCACTTGATCTTGGGCAGCGGACCGCCGATCTGAACGCCCAGGCTCCGCTCGGTCGTTGAGCAGTCGGCCACGTCGTTGGTCAGCGCGCCGAAGGGGAGCTCCCCCGCGCCGCATAGGTCCATGTCGCTGTCGCCGTTCCGCTTGACCAGGCGGTATTCCTGGTCGCTGAGGTCGGCGTTGGTGCGGAAGCCGATGACTTCGCTCTTGTGCGGGACGCTCACGGCGACCTCCTCTAGTTCGCGACCGGCCCGCTGTACGCGGCGGCCTTGATGGGATCGGACATGACGAGGCTCATTGCCTCGGCGTGTGCGGCGGCGGGCTCCATGCCCTTGTCGTCGACCAGTGCCTTCGCGGCGGCACGGACCTCGGCGATCACGGCGTCCTGCGGGGAGAGGGTGTCGGGGTCGCCACCGCCGCCAGCCGCCCGGGACGCGCCCTTGATGCGGCCGATCGGGTAGGTGGCCTCCACGTCCTCGGCGGGCAGGAGGCTCAGCGCGCGGCCGTACTGCTCCTTCTCGCCGGCCGTGATCCGGTTGTCCACGCACGCCTGCTCGATGACCCGATCGCGCTCCGCGGCGCTGAGGGTGTCGAGGGACGCCTTGAGCGCGTCGCGGTCCGTGGTCAGGGTCGTGACCGACTCCTCCAGGACCGGCACCTTCGAGGCGGCCAGCTTGAGGTTCTCGATCTCGACGAGGATCACTGCCTCGGCCGCGTCCTCGGGCTTGCCCACTGCGAGGGCGAGGTTCTTCAGGTCCATGTCGGTCTCCTGCTGGTCGGGGGCTCGTACGGTCGCCGCGAGCGGCTCCATCTCACCGATGAAGGGGTGGTTCGTGATCACGACGCCGAGCATCGCCCAGTCGTCTACGGGCTCGCCGGTGCTCCTGTGTTCGACCGTTCCGGGCGGGTCCGCCTCGATGCTGACCGAGTCGTACTCTTCGCCGAGCACGATTTCCTCTCCGCGGGCTGACCACTTCACGCGGCCGAGCAGGCGGACAACCCCGTCGTCGAGGGTGTCGACCTGCGTCTCCTTGACGCGGCCGACCGAGGGCGTGGACTCGTCGGAGTGGTCCGGGGTGCCGCGAATCGGGATGCCGGTCGGGTGGCGCCCATCGGTGAGCACGACCTGGGTTCCGCGATGGAGCGACTCGATCTGCTCCGCCGTGATGACGATCTCTTCCTGGCCGGAAGCTGCGGTGAAGCCGGCTCGCCCTGCCCGGTGTGTCCCGGTGCGGATGAGCTCGATCCAGACCGTGCCGTCGTCCGACTTCTCGCCAACGACCGCGAGCCGGACAGAGGCGTTCGACCACTGCACCGGCTCAGGAGTCTTGTACGAGTCGCACA